GGCCATAAAACCAAATCTCACGCCGTTCTCGCAAAGTCTGGTAATACGGTAAGGCTGATACGGTTTGGTCAACAAGGCGTTAAAGGTGCTGGAAAAAATCCCAGAACTAAAGCTGAAAAAGCTCGTCGCGACAGTTTTAAAAAGCGCCATGCCAAGAACATCGACAGAGGCAAACTGAGTGCAGCGTATTGGGCAAACAAAACAAAGTGGTAATCCTTTCGGACAGAATAAATTCTATGCCGTTTAGAGAAGTGTTATCAGACGAAAAAGGCACACTGTCGGCAGCTCGGTTGCTATTAGTGTGCTGTTTGGCGTTCACAGGCGTTTTAATCGTCTTTGACGCGGTCCTGTGGGCCACAGTGCCAAATGCCGCCTACGCGCTCTTAGGAACGATTTTTACGGGTTTGTTAGCGTGGACAACTGGACCCAGAATCGCGCAATATTTTGGGCCTCAAATCGGGGCTATAACAAGTGGGATTGGTGCTGCGTTGACTAGGGAGCCGAAGCGTCCTGCTATGCTCGACAACTCACCGGACTATCGTGATGACGAGCGATGACCAAGGATGAGTGGGTTAAGACTTGTGCTACAGCTCTTGAAACTCAGGGCATTACCAATTTTCACCCACTTGAAATTGCAGATGTTGGGCGTGTTGCGTATGCGGTAGGACAACAAAGCGATCGCCCCAGGTGGAAGTCTGTATTAAAGCCACCTCCGTTAAGCCTGTTACCAAATGCCCTTGTCTTGTGCCAACTGCTGTTAGAATTACGCGAAGCTGATCCAGTAGGCTCAGTCCTAGTTAATTCGTGGTATCGAGACAGCCTTTACAATTACAGCATTGGTGGCGCAGGAATGTCTATGCACATGACTTGCGGGGCCGCAGACGTTGTAAAACGTGGCTGGACAACAGATGAAGTAGCAACGTGGTTTGAAGAACATTCCGACGCTAAAGACTTTGGGGTAGGTCGTTACAAGACATTTACCCACATCGACATTAGGGGGAAACTTGGAAGACCAGCACCCGCCAGATGGGGAAGTAGTGAGTAGCGCACCACTAAGCAAATCATCTTCGCTCCCCGCTATTAGCGTTGGCTTTGCTATTGCAATTTTAGTTGCGACATGGGTAGCTGGTGCTCGGTTTACAACGATGGCTCAGGCAGACTCAGCAGCAATGGTGGAGATACAAGATGTGGCTGACAGGCAAAAAAAATACATCGGTACAAGTGGGTTGCTAACACTGCGGTTGCAAGAGATTGACGCCCGCCTAACTGCGCTAGAAACAAAACTGGCTTTGTTGCAACAACAGTTTGACCAAGCGTTTAGGCAAAATACGCCATGATGCTTAATCAATTCAATAGAATCCCGCCGTGGTATTGGCTGCTTATTCCTGTTTTAGCGTTTGTCATCGTTGGAATCCGGGGCGCTACCCAGGCAAGCTATTTTAAAGGCATTGCTGATGACGCAGAGGCACGTTTAGTCGTCCAGCAAGAAGTTATTGATTCTGCGTCTAGCTACGCATTAAATCTGACAACTCAGCTTGCAAAAGCCGATTCCGCGTTAGCCACACAACGCCGTGAAAGCGCCGAGGAGGTTGCCAGGCTTACTCGTAGTCGCCAAGAAGCTCGACGGCAGTCTGAGGCCCTCTCAGTGGCTTTGAGAGCGTCTTTAGATTCTGCTCAAGCGACGACTTTTGATGAAGTTGTGCAAGGTTACGAAAAACAAATAGAATCGTTAGAAGAAACATTAGTTATCGAGCGATCGGTGAGTGCCGCAGAACGTCTTCGGGCAACTCAGGCAACAGAGCTGGTATTAACTTTAAAATCTGTTATTGCAGAACAAGAGGTTCGTTATGAAATAATGGCAACAGAAATCGTTGCTCTGCGCTCTGCAATGCAACCAAGCTTAGGGTTAAGGATTAAAGCTGATTGGTGGCTGGCAGCAGTAGGCTTTGCCGCAGGAGCGTTAGTAACTCGGTAGGAGGGTGAGGTAGTGGGTAGGGTTTATACGCGACACTGTAACGAATGTGGCAAGCTTTACACGGGTGCTGGCAAATCTTTTTGCAGCAAGCCTTGTGATGACAATTCGCGACGGTCAGAGGATAAGAAAAAACCTCCTGTCGATGTCAAAGACTTAGACGAAAAGATTCGCACTAAGGTTGAAGACGAAATTGCTAGTGTCGTTGTTATGGCATCAAAGGCAATTAAAACGCCAGAAGAATTGTTTGAACAAAGCGGTATGGACCCAGACGTTTGGGAAATTATACCTGACCAGGCAGTTATAAAAACATGGCCTGTGCAAATGAAAGTAGAAGGCTACCCAGTTACAATTCCTTGTTTCTATGTAGCCATTAAACTACGAAAGCGGTGGGAGCACTCTAGGCTACCAACACCGATCATTATCGACGTACCAACCCCGCCAGCTCCTACCAAGTCAGCGGGTGTTTTTACATCGGTTCATTACTCCGATATACACTTTCCGCATCACGATCCCCGAGTCTTAACAATTCTTTACAAAATTTTAGAAGAATTGCAGCCGGATTTGGTAGTAGATCATGGTGACTTGCTAGATTGCGAACAGCTGTCGCGCTGGCCCAAAGATCCGTTTGATAGGACCAGCCTAAAAGATGAATTAAAAATGGCTGCTGAACATTGCGGGATCGTTCACAGTCTTACACCGCACGCTGACCATTGGTTCTTAGAAGGCAATCACGAAGCTAGAATCAGAAAAACTATATGGGCGCTCGCCGAATCACGATCGGCTGGAGAGCTGCTTACGCTACCAGACGTAGCAGACGCTCTTAGAATCCCTAAACTGCTTGGGATTGAGGCTTTAGGCTGGGAATATACTCCGTACCCTAAACATCGCTTGTTGTTTGATCGCTTAGTGCTGTGTCACGGCGAGACGGCAAAAAAAGACTCGGGCGCGTCCGAAAAAGCAGAATATCAGCGGTACGGAAAAGGTGGCATAAGCGGGCACACTCATAGGGTAGGATTCTATGGCCGTACCGACTACAACGGAGTCCACGGCTGGTGGGGACTCGGCATGAGCGGGAAAATTAGAGATGAATACGTTTCATTCCCGGATTGGCAGCAAGGATTTTTGTGCGTCACAATGAACCAAGACAAGACAGAATATCACGTTGAACGCATTAGAATCTTTGATGGTGTGGCGTATTTTAGAGGTAAACGTTATGACGCTTAAAAAAACCTAAAGCGCGTGACAAAAATGACAAAAACAATTCTGTCATTTTCGTCATGTTATTTGACTTTTTTTTTGTAGCTACGTTATGTACCTTTCCGTAGGCAACAACGCAGGATAAGAAGCGAGTAGTCCGAAGCAGTAGGCGCTAGGGGTTGCCCGACGAAACGCTCATCGTTGCCTAGCACAAGTCTCTGTGAGAGGGTGGGCAAAGCTAGTAAATATGAAGGGTGGGTGTCTGCTGGTGGTTGTTGCCACGGCGACACTTAAACAACCACAACCTATGTCCCAGCGTCGTTCTGTAGCCTTTGTTTATTGACATCGCTGGTGGTGCCCCCTTTTTACTTGCTTGCTTCTGGAATGCCTGTCCCGTGGGTCTGCCCCAAAGGTTGCGCTCTTAGTTTCCAGTAGAGACGACCGCTAAAAAGACGCTTCGCTTGTGGCTACGACTGGATCCGTTCTCGCTACTGCGTTTAGCGTCTTTTTTGTCGATGTGGCAATACTCGTTATTTAACCCTTCCCAGCAATAATTACTTGTCGAAACGCAAGTGCCTAACCAGAAACACGCTCCTAGAATTACTGCCAACATCGACCACCGTTTTACTGTCATGCGTCAGGTTCACGAAGAATTGCTACGCCTTCGGTCAACACTTCACGTTGGCGATCGGTGAGAGGTGATGATTTCAATAGCTCCTGGGCATAATTTGTCCACTTGGTTTTGTGCAGAATCCTGCTTTGCGACAGCTCGGCAAAGTCAAACCAATGACTAGATCGGCTTGAGACTAGCCAGATTACAGCGTGCTTGTGCTCTCGGGCGTTTGGTGCGGTTGTGTTGTCAGCTCCGTAAACACACATATCGCGAACCGCTCTGAGAATGACGGCTGCTGCGAGTCGCTGATATGGATTCATAAGAGTTTAGGATATCTGTTGACCAATCCATTCTGCAACATTTACGGTAACAGCGTTACCTAGCGTTTTATACCGCACGGTGTCCGAAACCGGACTGCCATCATAATACTTAGCGGTCCATTGGCCCGGGAATCCCTGCAACAGCTCACACTCAGAAGGCGTAATTCGACGAGGCCCACTCCCCAAAAAATTTGTCACGGACGGCGGTTCGTTTTGATGCAATGTGTGGCACGGATCTCCAGGCTTAGGATTGCTACCGTTAAACTTTGAAGTCATTTGTGCCGTGCAAAAAGCAATAGGAGCGCATTTGTATCCACGCGCTCTAAGAGTTGGAGCAAAATTATCCCCAACCTCGCCATCGCCATGATCGTCTGCCAAAACTAGTGCGTCTACTTCGACCCGCTCGTTCCCTGTGCGGTTGTATGGAGCGCCTCCTGTAACTGTGGGGGCAATTTTCGCCCCCTTCTTTCGGCTCGGCGCAGAATGCCCGCGCAAGCCTTGGCCGATAGCAAGTATTTCGGGTCTGGCGATCCCTCCAAAATGTCCGATAATGAACAAACGTCTGCGCCGTTGCGCCACTCGGAAGTATTGGCTGTCCAGAGTAGCCCAGGTGACGCCATACCCGAGTTGAACAAGCGACCGGACGATTTCCAAAAAGTCTCGTCCCCCTCTGCTGGTAATAATCCCAGGTACATTTTCTCCGACAACCCAAGTGGGGCGCTGCTCAGCAATGATCCTGTGCATTTCCCACCAGAGTGCGCCACTATCTCCAGCCAAGCCCCCGCGCTCTCCTGCAACTGAGTAATCTTGGCACGGGAATCCTCCGCAAATAACGTCAACTGGTCGGGCGTCTCTGACATCTTTTACATCCTCATAACAATGTGTGTTAGGCCAATGACGACGAAGAATCTGACGCGCTTGCTTATTTGATTCTGCTTGCCACAAAACTTTCATGCCAGCACGCTCAAACCCCAACTCAAAACCGCCAATGCCGGAAAACAAACTACCAACCGTTAATCCACTCATAGTTCTGCGATATTGGCTGCGTAACCAGCAATGTCAACCAAACTGTCTCGGTGGCCTGGCGTGTTGGCTAAACGAGAAATTTTCTGACAAATGTTAAACACGCAAACATCTTGTGCGTCCATTGTTGGTACGACCATGTATGGTCCATATCGCCGTTTCAAGTAGGCGCTGAACAGGTCAGCTGTGGCCCCGTGGTTCTGAACCGGACTTCCGTAAGCATCGCGCCTGTTCTTGCTGACAAGCGCCTTTGCTTCGCTCAAGATGTCTTTCATTCGTTCTTATCCAAAACCATTTCGTAATCGGCTTCTTCAATTTCCTTTAGAGCTGACTGCTCTGCTTTAGCTTGCGCCTCAACTTCTTTTAACCCAGCCAGAAAATCATCCCCAATCGACACACCCACAATCGTTGTGTTGTCCTGCTTGCCATAAGCAGCGCGGTTGTATCGCTCGGCCATCCATCTACGTTGCTCTACCCTGAGTCGCGCTGCCGGAACCGTGCCGTCGTCTGCCTCGTCCACAATTTTTAACCCTTCTTCAACCAAATCCGACGCAATGACTTGTTTGACATCCTGCCAACGATTCCAGCGACCTTCCGTCAGGTCGGCTTTAAGCCACTCGTAAAACGGCCCACTCGACATTTTTCCAATCTCAGGTGGCAAATTGTTCAGCAACCTTCGCACGCTACGGTGCTTTAGGTACAACTCAAACACGGCTTCTTCGCCATACGCATCAAGACGCTTTATCGCTGCCTTGGTAAACTTTTTTCCTGCCACGATCGCCCCCACTTTTAAATCCACGAATCTATGATGTCCTGCAACTTCTTTGAAATCCTGTCGTCAGATAGGCGGTTGCCGTCTTTATCCAGCAGTAACGGGTCATTGCTAGGTAGCCTCGGTAATACCACAGACTCCATTGCCCTGTAGGTCATTTCTTCTGTAGCAATCCACCACAAAGCAAGATCGTCCCGGACCTCCTGTATATCAGACCGCCATCCTTCAGCGTGTTTCGTGATACCTTCCAGGGGTAATAACGCTACCCCACTCAAAACCCTGTCAGCCTTCTTAAACTGACTTCGGCTCATTGAGGCCACATACCCTCCTCATCCCGAGACGCCTCATGCACGGTCAAGGTTCGGTAATCCCAAAGAATAGGTATATCCAGAGTAGGCCCGTGACGGTTTTTCGCGCAGCACAACCATGTCCGGGCAATATTGTCCGTTCGCTCGTAACGGCTGTGATCCAATAGAAGACATAGGTCGCTACTGGCCTCCAGGATCATGCCCCCAAACAAGCCTTGGCTACGAGGTGTGCTGTCGTAGTTGCTTGAAGTGCTCCTGTTAAACTGCGACAAACACACAATCGTGCATTGATGCTCGACACCCCAAGCTCTCAGC